CTGCCGTAGCCGGAGCGGTTATCTTCTCGGCGAGAGCTGCCATCACGACTTTGTTCTGCACGGGATTTTCTGAGGTTGAGGAGAGTTCGCTGTCGACGGTGACGGTGCTGCCTGACGGTTTGTCCTGCGGGACCACGATTCCGTCTTCGCCAACGCCGAGGATTTTCCCCGCGTTTCCTGTGCCTTGATTTTTGTCGAGTTTTGTGCCGAGCGCGTTTCCGACAGCCTTCGCGTCAGCGGCTTGACCTGACTGCATTAATGTGCTGTCTATCGTGACCTGCGTCGGTATAGTCGGCTTATTCGTCAGGTCGTTGTACGAGCCGGAGAAAGAGCTTGTGCCGGCTCCTATATTCTTCCTCGCCTGTGTCTTCTGCCCGTCGGTCAGCGTTTGCTCCACGTACTGCACAGCGTTAGCCGAGCCACCGCCCCCCTCCGGCACGGATAGCACACCGTTTTCGTCCACCTCCAGCCCGTTCCCGAGCGTGGAGAACGGCTTGTTCTGCACCGCGTTCCATGTGGGGGTAGTGAGGTTGTTGAGCATTGCTATAATTTGTTCATACACGCTCGGCGTCGGGTCAGGTATCTGCTGCCCGAGGTAGTCCGCGATACTGTCTTTGACTTTGAGACAGCACGGACGTGTGGTCTTGAGTACACTCGGTTTTTCCGCCGCGCCTGCCTGCACACCGACAAATATACGCCTGTGCTCGCCGTCAAGCATAGGCACGCCGCATGAGTTTCCGTCCATCACAACTGCCTGATAGCTGCCGTCCTCACAGACAAAGTACACGGTCTTGACCTTGTCCTGCCACTCTTCGTCAAACTCAAACTCCGCGACATAGTCCGAGTTGTGAGATATAACGTCCTCACCAGCCGTGATTGTAGGCACTCTGTCACGCACCGTGATGTGTATTGTGGTTAGCACTTGTTTTCACCTCCTGTGAGCTTGATGAATTTCCTTAACGTGGTTAAGTCGCTGTAGGATAGTTTTATATCCTCGTTTTCCGATATTTCTATCGGAAGTTCGGTGTCTCCAAGGTCAACATCAAGGTTCATAAGCTCATTGAATCTTTGGTTGAACTCGGCTTCCGTTTCCGCAATAGGTTCATATCTGCCGTTTTCGAGCCTGCAATACTCGCCGAGAATTCGCATTCGCTGAACGTCGTAGAACTTCATCTGCGCTTCTATCTTGTCGAGAAAGCCGAAGAGCCTATATAACGTTTTCAGCGACAGGTTCTGCGCACAGAGTTTTTTGAACGCTTCCTGCGCATAGATTAAATCTGACATTTTCATGTTATAGTATCTCCTTTAGGGTGCTGTTGTTTGAGATGAGTTGTCACCAAAGATTATTTTTTCGACATATAGCGTTTTGAAATAGTTTTGCACACCTCCTATATCCCAATATCCGTTACCTCCGGGGATTATTTTCCTGTTAGCTGTCTGCACCTGCAACTGATAGTTTGTAGACGAACTGTCTGGGTCTATAAAATAGATAAACGAACCATACAATTCAAGGAACGCCGCCATTCCCGATATTGGAGACTGTACACCGACTTGAACAACGCCGTTTTGTGCGCTCATCTTTGATGTGACAATAGTGTAGTTCTCGTTTTCCGCAAAAAATACCTTGTTGACATAAAGGTTGTCTGTGGTGACATTGCCGCCGTCTATTGTTGTTGCACCGCTTGTTGACAGGTCTGTAAACGTTACAAGTCCGTTGAAATTAATATCAGCCGATGAAATTTGAACATTTCCGCTTTTCAGAGATATTGTAGCCTTGCCGCGCGAAGTTTTCTGAATAAAGCACTTTATCTTGAAGTAATCGCCGTTCTTGTGTACGCTTGAATCCTTGATGTACTTGAACGTGATAAAGTGACTTCCAGGCGGTACAGTCATAGTCAAGTCAACGTAACTCGAACTTGATTCATTTTCGCCCGAGAACGCTTTTTTAACACCTGTTGCATCAGCCTTATTGTCCCATTCAAGCATTGTGTCGAGATTTGAAACAATGCCGTAGTCGTATTCGGCTTCTCCATATGAGATACAGCGTATAGTGATTGCCGTTGATTTTGTAAAGTTGAATTTTAAACCGCCGTATGAGAAAGATTTGTGTACTCCCGCGTTTTGTGAAGTGTAATATCCGTCTGAGGTTTTTGTGAATTCATAGTCGGCAATACTCGCGTCGCCGACAGGAACATTTCCGTCAGGATCTGGATACCCATCGTAAGTTCCGACTTCTTCCGCGGACGTGCTTCCCGCAGTTTCCGTAGCCGTAAGGTCAAGCGCGTTCGCAGAAAGACGTATGGATGAACTGTCGGCGTTTGCAAACAAAGTCAGCAGCGCGCGGACGTTTGAACCGATTGTTCCCGAACCGTAGGAAGCCGACAGGGATATTTTAGATTCAATGCCTTTCTCGGTTTTCTGTATAAGTTGTTCGATTGCCGTTGTTGTGGTTATCGTGCTTCCGCTTGATACCTCAACGAATTTACCCTCTACAGCAGAGGTAATAGAGGCTTTGCCCTCCTGCGTATTCAGATAGCTCTCTACAGCTGTAGATAAATCCGTGTCGCGTAGCATTGACTTCTTGATTGCTTCAAGTTCACGCTGCTGTACCGGCTCAATCTCGCGTACCAGTCCGCCCGTTGATTCATACTCAACCTTGCCGAATCCGTTCCATTTGATTGTTTGGGAGAATATCGGGAGAGTTTTCACCTCGTCATAATCATTAACTACAGTGATAATGTCTCCGCATTTAATTTCGGGATACCATTCGGCACGTACCGCAATAGGAGAATAAGCAGGGAAGAGTGAAGCCTTTGCATAAATCGCGTTCACATAAGGCTGTAGCGCAGGTATCTCCGTGTCGTTCTCAATGTACAGAAACGGATTGTCGCTGATAACATAAGTATTTGTTCCCGTACCCGCAGTCACGAGCTGGTCTCCGTATGACGTGTAACACTCGAGCTTGCCTATAACGGGAGTTTCAAATTCACTCTCGCTCATCTCAAATCGGTCTGTTTTGAGAATTTTGTAGGAGTTTGTTGTAAATGTGTTTAACTCAACTTTACCATCCGCATTTACTCTCGCGTAACAGCCCGCCGCTTCCGCAATCCACGCAAGCACTTCACGCGCCGTGTAGTCCGAGGTTGAGAACGGATTGAAAGTAAAGTTTTTTGTAGAGTTTGTAAACGTTGTCGTGATAGGTTCAACACCCACTGCGGCGCAAAGGGAAGAGAAAACCGCGCCGAGAGTGACGGGGAATGTCATGTTTTCGATGAAATCCGAAGCAGAAACTTCAAACTTCTGCATACGGTCATAAGCGGTAAAGTCTATGAGCTTGCCGCGAACTTTGTCGGGTCTCTCGCCTTTGAAAACGCCGACCGTCACATACTGAAATGCCGCGCCGACCTTAACGCCTATTTGCAAAGTAAATTCCTGTGTAAAATCGAAGTTGTTAAACTTGTTGTCAACATTGAACAACGTCATTTCAACTTGTTTACAAACAGCTTTGCCAAAGGTATAGTCAGTGTCTCCGTTCAGAATGTCCGTAATCTTAACGCCGTCACCCGTTATCGCAACGTCAGCTTTTCCGAGAACCGTGTTGTCGGCAAATGTTATCTTGATATCCTGTTCGGTATGAGCGCGTATAGCTTCAAGTAAACTCGCGATAGGTTGAGCAACGCTAAACACGTCCGAAGTCTTGTAGTCCGAACTGTTGTTGTTTGAATCGTAAGCGCATACTCTATACTGCACTGTAAGCCACGCAGAGCCCACTGTGTCGATGTAAGATGTGTTCTCGCCCCGATATACCGTCACGTAGCTTGCGCCGTCCACAGAACGTTGTAGCGCATATCCCGCCGCATTTGAAACGCCCGCCCATGAGATTGTTGCCGTTTGCCCCGCAGTGAGGGCAGGAACGGTTATAGTCTCGGGTGTTGACGGAGCTGTCGGTTCGGGTTCTTTTGCTTCAACAGTTCTTTCTACACTTGTGGTCCAGTCGGATGAAACATTGTCTTTTACGGAAGCAACTCTGTATTGAACCTTGCTCCATGTTGCGAGGGCAGTGTCCGCGTATGAAGTAGCTATGCCGCTGTATATTTGAGTAAAGTCACCACCGTTTGCAGAACGTTCAAGTGTGTAACTGTCTGCGCCGGACACGGCACCCCACGAAACCGCTATGCTGTCTCCCGCCGTGATTGCCGAAGGAACAGTAATAGTCGCCGGAGCTGGAGGTGTTATCGTGCCAGCAAACACGACCGTGTAACATCCGTCTGAATCCGTAGTGTCCGAAACGAGCTGAGAAGAGGAAAGATTCAAAGCGGGACGAACGCCATTGCTACCATTGTAAGCATTGTAGTTGTACAAACTACCAGCCGAGTTGACACCCCGAGTGCTGTTGGCACCCGAGTAGCGAGGCGTTCTCAGCCGCCAATACCAAGCGGTAGTCTTGCTCGAAGGTTTGGAACTCGAAGGGGTATTACTGAAACACTGCTGCGTAACATACCCGATACGAGCGGTATTGCTCGTGTAGTAACCCCACGCCGCACCTTCGGCGATACTGTTCTCATTCGAGAGACCGACTTCGGTTGTGGACGGCAGGAATACTTTGCGTACAACATCCTCATAAGAGCCACCGTCTATACTCGGCTTGACAACACGAATGGTTGTCGAGAGAATAGCGGCTTTTTCATCATCGGTAAAACCGTTCAGAAAACCGGGGCGAGCTGCGTACTGAGTGCCGTAACCACCTGTACCTGCCGTAGTATCGGGGGAATGGTCTGCGCTATGAGCTGCGCTATACCATGCGCCACCTGCGGCATCTTTGTTGAGCCATTGGTCGAGGTTGGAGACGGAATAGCGGTTGTTACCGTATTTCTGCCTATTAGAATTGCTGTTACTCGGCTCTTCTGCGTCGAAGCACCTTAAATCAAGGATTTCAGCGGCGTGAAGAGTTACCGAGTTCGAAGGATAAGCGGGAGTGGAAACATGATTTTTCGCAACAATAGTCCATATTATAGGCTGCGCTTCCTCTGTGTTCACTTGATACTTGCCGAACTTGACTTTTGAGCCTACGGCAAGATTGGATAAAGCCTGCGACACGTTATCCCCCCCTAAAATTCAATGATGTTGAACGACAAATCGAACCGCGCAACTTCTTCTTTGTCAATCCAGTAGTATTTTGTTGTTGCCGACCTGTCGCCCGCGTAGTATGTGCCGGAGCGCGTACCGCCTTTTTGATACGGGTCTGGGCAGACTGCCGTGAAACTGTCGGAATTGACGGCGTTGAGTATTGAAGCCATTTCCGCCCACGTCAGGCAGTTCCACTTGAAACCGAAGTTTATCTTCTGTCCCACACGGTTTCTGTGCAAAACAGATGTCGCGTCTCTCTCAGCACTTTCATCAACGTCTGCTATTGAGGGATTCCATTCGGAAGGGTCGGGAATACTAACCCCCCCGAACTTTATTCCCATTGTGTAATTGAGTAATGATATCATGTTTAACCACCCGTAACCTGTTCAACCATCTTCTGGGAGCGTTTTACCGCGCGTCCCAAAGCAACAGACGGAGAAATCGAAAGTTCCTTGTCAGCAATCTTTTGTAACAGTCTGTTTTGTTCTCTAAGAAGTTTGTTCTGCTCTGCGGTATCCTTGTCCGAACCGGAACTGTTCGCGCGGAGTACGCCGTTCATAGCGTTTGTGACACCTGCCTGAATGCCCGCTATAATCTGACCGTTGTTCGCAACAGCGTTTCTTCCGCCTATAGTTCCTACCAGTTCGGGTCCTGCTTCACGCGCGACGAATAACTGTCCCATAGTCGGGAAACCGCCGTCCGCAAACTGATTATCGAGAGAACCGAAAAGCAAATCGTCAACAATGGAATCCGTCTTATTCTTGCGAATCTTTTCTCTCGCTTCCTCAACCTTGCTGAAATCGGCTTTTACATCAATAGTGACACCTGCGGTCATACCGTCAAGGTCTTTGACTTTTCCGCTGAAATAATCGACTTTATCCGCCGCGTCTTGGAGCGCAGTTTCTGCATTATTAACCGCAAGTGATGTATCTTTAACGGCTCCTTCCGCGTCTGCGAGGTCGTCCATCCATGATATAAATTGAGTTGACAGTTCACCACCTAAAACGCTTGCAAGTTCTGCGTTTTTTACGCTTAACCAGTGTATGCTGTCGGTTGTTATATCACTCGCGCTTGTAATGTCCTGCAACGCTCTTGTGTTAAGTCCGAGAGAATCAAGGAAGCCCTTGTTGTCGCTTTTGATAAGGTCATATATCTTCTGTTGTGCTTCTTTCTGTCTCTCCGTAGCTTCTATATTATCTTGCTTTAGTTCGATAAGTTTATATTCAGCGTCCGATTGCAGGATGTATGCGTTTTTGATTGATTCATTGTACGCTTCAAGCAGAAGTTCCTTTTCTCGCGACTTGATGAGCTTGTCAAGTTCGTCGCGCGTCTGAACGATAGAACCCTTGTCGTCAACTTCAATTTCTATAATCCTCATTGAATTGATTTCGTTTACGAGAGTTTTCAAAAGTTCAGCTTCCGCTGTGGTTCTTTGTTCCTCCGGAATGTCGTTGAGTTTGAACGCTTCATTTATAAGCCTTTTAAGCGTAGCCATTTTTAGCTCAACCTCTTTTACCGGAGCATCGAGCTTGTCTACGCGCAATTGTAATTCAGCCGCTATTTCAAGGTCTATCTTTGCCTTGTCTGCAATTTTCTGGATTTTTGCGTGAAGTTCCTGCGTGTCGAGAAATTTTTGCTTCTTCTCATCAAGCCCAACCTTGACAGCCGCAATAGCCGTAGCAATTGTAGCCAGTATGCCTATCACAAGTCCAGCCTTGCCCCATTTCACGGTAAGCCCCGCTATAGTAGCAAGCGAACCAAGAACCGCTTTAAGTATATTTTCTTTCGTCACTTCGCCTGAAACAAGATTCTTTATTCCATCAAACTCAAACGCAAGTCCCGCAAAAGATATAGCAAGCGTAGCAGAAGTTCCAAACCCGCCGCCGAACAGCTCCGATACCTTTATGCCGAGAAGAGCCGCCACAATTTCTGTTGCATACTCTTTGATGGTTGCCCATGTGCTAAGCAGCCTGTCCGACCATTCCGTGACGCTTGACGAAATGTTCTCCATTGATACCTCTTCAAACATTCCGCTGTAGTCGGGTGTGGTCTTGCCGGAAGAACTGCTCTTGCTTGATATCACGTTCAGCTCGTCAAATCCCGCAAGCAGCTGTTTTTGAGCCGCCGCCGAATCCTTAGCCGCTTCCGCATATTCCTTTTGTTGTCGAATAGCCTTAGTCCACGAAGAAGCACCCGTCATTTTCGCGATAAGCTGATTAAGCCAGTTTACACCCTCTACTATTCTGTCAATGAGCGAATCGAATACGGGAATAAGCGCGTTGAGTATCGGAGCAGTCATAGCACCTATTGAGTTTCGGAAATACTGTAGGGAAGTGGCGGCACTGTCCATGCTGTTTGCAAAGTCCGTTCCGACCGCCTTACTGTATTGATATAGGTTGTTCACGCCCTCGCTGAATGCCTTGGCAATCTGTTTCAAGAACTCATTCACGGTACGATAACGAAGGATTCTTTCAAGTGAACCCGCAACCTTGCCGATAGTCTCGCCGAAAACCGAGTTCTTGAATCTCTTGCTCATCTGTTTGCCGAGGTCTTTTATGGACTTCGCAGCACCTTTTGCTTTGGCTTTGAGTTCGCCAAATTTCGCCGATATCGAAGCAAGCGGTTTTTCTACGGTGTCGAGTTGTTCCGCGTTTTTGATAAGGCTTTCGAGTATGTCGCTTTGACTTGTCTCTTTGCCCGCCGACTTGAGTATGTCGTTAAACTGCTTCTTCATCGCCGCAGTCGGTTTGGCAAACATGGAATCAAGCGTTGAATCGAACATAGCTTTTTGTATTTCAGCTCTTTGCCTTTTCGCTTTGGCATTGTACTTTTCCCAATCAAACGGCACAGACATTCCGCCGGTATTAATTCCGTTGCCGATCATCTTGGCTTTTCTCGCGTCCATGTATCTTTTGACAGCTTCCATTATGCCATAATCGTCTGTGATTTTCCCGCTGTTTGATTTCAACTTTTTGCTCATCGCAATAAGCTGCTTATAAGAGCCTACAGTAACTTTGTATTGTTTAGATACCTTCGCGGCTTCTTCACTCATTTTCCTAAGTGCAGACGTGCCGTTTTTGATACCGTTTGTATCAACCATCTTGTCGATGCCGCTTGCCGAACTCATTTCGCTTGCAAACTTTTTGAACGGTTCGAGCGTTTTCACAAGATTTTTCAGCGCACTTTCCGCTTTTTTTGTCTCGGCAGTGACTACTATTTGTAGATTGTCTATTGTTCCGTCAGCCATTGTTTTTGTTCTCCTTTCCACTGAATTTTTGTCGCATAGCGGAAAGCCACGAGAACGCTTGATTTTGAACTTCCGCTTGTTTTTTAGCTTTTTCCGCTTCTTCCTCGGCTTTCCTCTGCCTTTCGGTTACGGAATACGGCTTTTCGGGATATTTGCCGGGCTTTGTACCGCGTTTTGCAAAAGCATGAAGAATAGGAGCGAGACAACCTACAGCCTCGTATACATAGATTCCTTGTAACCACGCCGCATAATTATCTCGCTCCTGTCTGTATTCTTCTGCTTCTCGGTAGTAGCGAAGTTCTGTAAAGTCTCCGTTCCAGTACACATCATAGGGAACTCCTATAGACATATAGTAGGAGCACAGATTATCCGCATACTCCGCAAACCACGGCTTGTCAACTGTCGGTTCAGCGTCAGTTATGCCCGTATCGCCGGAAGATGGTGTTATCCCTTCACCGTCTTCCACTTCACGTTTCCCTTGGGAGACATTTCTTCGATTACCTCATTTACCATTCTGAAAAGGATGTCGGAAAGAGTGTTTGCAGTTTCGCCTTCCTCTCCGTCTTCCGAATTGGCAAATTCCTTGTAAATAGCTATTCTTTCATTTCTCGGTACATTCTTGTGGCAAGCATCGAAAGCCGCACAGAAAAGGTCTTCCTGCGCCGTCAGAAGATGGTCTTCAAGGTTTCCGAAAGAAAATCCGCTCTTCTCAAGTCGTTTGAGCGACGCAATCGTGTAGCCGAGGGTATATGCTGTTCCGTTGTATTCAAACTGAATTGTAGTTCTGTTAGCCATGGTTTATATTTCCTTTCTTTAATCAGGTATCGTCTGAAAGTGAGGGAGCTGTCAGTGCGGTTACGGTGACGGTGCAATGAACAACTTCGTTTACTCCCGCACCGTTTACTTTAAGAGAGTACATTCCCTTAAAATTGAACTTGCCGTTAATACCTGTTGCTGTGTATGTGCCGTCGTTCGCACTTGTACCGCCAAACCAAACGGAAAGGTCTGTTTCGGTGTTCTGACCCGCCTCAAGAGCCTTGTATTCCGTCTTGGTGTAGTTAGCTTCAAACTCAATGCTTTCCTGCTGCTGAATGCCGAGTACACTGACAGATACGTAATGCGAAAGAGTTGTAGCGTCAAGCGTTTCGGGAGTACCGCCGAGGTCGCCGAAAGAGTTTATATCAATGAGCTTTGTGTATGTGCTTCCTGTGTCCTTCTTCATCAGGAATACGCCCATCGAGGTTACAGGGGTAGGTATAGCCATCTAAATTACCTCCTATAGATAACATTATTCTTGTCCGCACATCCTGTATAACGTGCGATAATTCTGTAAATCGTGCCGTCGTTTAAAGAAACAGGCTGCGCCGCAGTCCTCAAAAATCCGCGCATGGTGAGCTGTCGGTCTATTTCAGTGAGAATTGCTTTCGCTTCCGTTTTCCGTTCTCCCGCTTTGTTGGAGTAAATATTCACCTCATAAAGCAGATTCACGTGATTCTCGCGGTTAGAGCTGTCAATCGTGTCCGAACGCACAAGATTGTCCGCTTCCACAATGCTCACAAACGGAAATGACGAAGGCAAACGCTCTTCAATGCCCGATATAGACAGGGCAGGAAACTTCTCTTTGAGCGCATTGTAAAGCTCCGTGTAAAGCACATTTTCAATGTCAATCATGAGAACACCTCCTTTGCGATGTCGTATATTCTTCGGCGCATTTCCTCGGAAGCGTCCCACATGCAGCGGTTGGCATTGTTGCCGTGAGTTCTTATTCTTCCGTTGCCGAGGTCTTCACCGTTCGTTCCAGGGTCTCCGCGATAGTACCATGTGTAGTTTTGACCGTAGCCCTTGCCGTATGCACCACGAATCATGCCGAGTTCGTCAGCCTTGGGATGCGTCACGGGATTATATACGCCGGTTCCGAATTCGATAAACAGTATTGATTCACCCGAAGCGTTTATGGCAAGCGTGTGTTCGTCAAGCCATGTCGGCGAAGAATCAACCACAACATCATTTACACCGTCATACTCCGCACTTTGAAAATGGATTGCCGCCTGCGTTATGCCTATGTCGGCGAGTTTTTCAAGAAACGTGTTCAGTTTTGCTCCGAGACTGCGCGTGTAGTCCTTTATCTGTCGCGCGACTTTCCACGTGTTTCTTATTCTGATGTTTATCATCCGTCGACAGTCACCCGCCTTATCGCATAGGAAACGCTGTTTAACGACCGTGCAGCTTTTGTCACAATGTAGTCGTATTCCATGCGCCCGTTCGCGTCATAGGTTAAAGGCTTGTCGATGCATAATACGGTGTGTTCGTCAATCTCAAAATTCGGTTCATCTATCACAATAATTTTGTCGTACTGTATATCCGTTCCGAACGTTTCAACTATAACGTCGCCATACATCGAAGCCGACTTAGCCGCCGATATGTTAGCCTTATACTTCTTCGGAGTTGAGTATTTCGCAGTGTGTTCTCCCGTGTACAGTCCGTTTTCGTCTTTTCCGTCCTCGTTTCCGAGATATAGTGCATACCAAAATTCGCGCTTGTTCTTTTTCAAACATCTCATGTCGGTCTGCCTACTTTCGGAATGATTTCATTTAGAAGCTGTTCGGACACCCATTCGGAACTCCACTTTCGGTCAATACCGTTTTCGGAATGAGAGAGCTGCCCAGACGCGCCGAGCCTGTTGTACATGTCTTCCGCTATGCGTATTTTGAGGTCTCTGTACCGTTCTTCAAATGTAGCATTCTCTCCCCCAAAGGGGAAACGGCGGGAGATTATGATATTTTCCGCGCTTTCAAGCAGCTCATAGAGAATGCGTGTATCACTTTCTTCCGTTCTGATTTTCAAGCGTTCAATGTCGGTCATTTTCTCCCACCTTTCTCATTTCTTTTTGCGTGTGTTAGTTGTTGTCTTCGGCTTTTCTTCCGCTACAACAGTCTTTTCTTTCTCTTCGGTTATCACTCCGTGCGCCGAAAGTTCCGCAGTATCGGAGGAAGATATCTCAAACTTTTCTCCCGCATTGTGCCACACACCACGGTAATTAACCGAATATTTAGGTGTGAGGTAAATCATCAGGCAGTTACCTTGAGAGTTACAACTTCGTTCATTCTCTCGTAGGAAGGAAGAACGATTTCGGAAGCGTAGATATTTGTGACGGCGGGATGAATTTGTACATTCTGTGTAATTGTGATGCCTGTATCAACAATGCTGACTTCTGTGTTCGCGCCGGAAATAAGTCTCGCTTCCTCGGGAGTTGTGCCGTACCAAGTTCTGCCCAGTGTACCTTCGGGAATGAATGTAACATATCCGTCGGGAACGAATGATTTGGTTGCGCCGCTTTCGTTCTTATACTTCTTCGAGTAAACAATAGGTCTGATTCCGGTTTCGTTTTCGATAACATCAGAAGCTCTTGCGCCTGTTACATAGCTCTGAACAACGCCCGATGTTGAAATAATGGAGTTCTTAACAGCGGAGGTGGCTTTCAGAAGGTTGAATGTTGCGGAGGACATAATGGCATATCTTATTTCAGAACCTGAAACGTCAGCTGCCTTGTTCTTCATATCCTCGAAGTCCTTAATCGGGTCCGCCGTGGAAGCCGCTGACCAAAGAGCTGTAGAGGTAAGTGCAGAATAGTTGTTAGTCTTCCATGTATCGTTGGGGTCGTAGTCGTATTCATAGGCTACACCGTTCGCTTTTATTGAAATAGCCATATCGCCACTTTCGGGGAAAAGAAGAGACATTCTCATACGTTCAGAGACAACGTGAGCGCCGTCAATGAGGTCTCTTAAATAGTCAAAAGTGCGATTAAGTATAGCCAGTGCGTAAGGTTCATTAGAATCTCGCACCTGAAGGAATTCCTGAATGTCATTTTCAGAGAGCTTATGAGCTGCGCGGAAAAAAGGCATTTCTGTTTCGAATCTTGAAAGTTCGCCAATCTCACGATAAGTTGCCTGAGCGTCAAAAGCTGAAGGAGCGAGAGAAACAGGAAGTCCACCGTATCCTTTTACCCAAGCAAGACGCAGTCCTGTCTTCTTTTCGGCAGGGAAAAGTCCTTCGCCGAAATATGGAATTCTGTTAGAGGCTGTCTGCTCATAGTTGGCTGCAATTACGCGCGGCGTGATAAATTCGCTAAGATTCATTATTCAAGTCTCCTTTCAAATTAAACGTTAGTCTCTGTGTCGGTTCTTATAACAAGTCCCGAAACAGCAGTGCCAAGAGTTGAAATGTCTATGCCGGAGTGAGCCTTTGCTTTAACACCGTCTATAACGCCCTGTACAACGATTGCACCGTTGGGATTGACTGTCGGGTCAACGTCATAAAGAAGTACGCCTACAGCACCCGTAACACCGCTTGTGGGAGCTGTGCCGTCTGCTGTGAGCGGAGTTCCGGCTTTAACAAGGGATGTGCCACCCACTGTAATGGGAATTGCATTGTAGTTATTAGTCGCAAGAATAGTGAACATCTTGCCGGACTTTGTTTCTTTTACCTTCATTTTCTATCTCCTTTTAAATCTTCATATAATGTTCAAGTGCTTTCTTATTGACTTGATTAGCTTCTGCGGTACGTTTGCCGAGCTGTTTTGCGAGAGCAATTTCAGGACTGTCTTTTTCTGTGTTGCTCCCACCGTTCGGATGAAGCCCGCGTTCAATATTTTCCTTGAACCTCTTTTCACATTCGGCGTTATATTTCTTCTGATTTTCGAGAATCGCGTCCATGTCACCGTTGAATATTGCTTCTGCGGTAGACTTTGCAAGTTCGGGAGAGTATCCGACTTCCAGGTATTTAGCGGTGTTCTCGGCAATAGAGGTCTTTTTCAGCAGTTCATTGTATTTGTCCTGTAGTTCCTTCATTGCTTCGTCGGACTGAGCCTTAGCCGCTTCTTCGGAGGTCATTTTCTCTTTAAGGCTTCTCTTTGCCGCCGCGAGGTCAGATGCGGTCTTGTCAAGCAGTTCTTTCTTTACATATCCCGATAAGTCGACTTTTTCAGGGATATCAAGTCCGAGAAGAGCCTTGACCTGGTCTTCCGCGCTCATTGTGTCGAATCCTTCGATTGTTGAGGTGTCAATGTTAGGCATAATAAATTCTCCTTGCGTTTTTCGGTCTTCTCTGACCTGATATTTTTTTGCGCTTTTATACTGCATCTCCGCAGCCTGCGAATTTTATAAAGCGACTTCTCTGCCGCTGATATATGAAGGCATGAGCCGTATATCCGTTATTTTCTTTCTATAGGTGCGAGGTAACATCTGCAATGCCAGTGCTGCTTGTCGGGTGCTTCGTTAATAGGGAATATTTCTCCGTCAAGCGGCTTGCAAATCTCGCATACCTTTTCGTCCTCTAGCGTCACCCACATCACATACTCAACTCCCGCGTCCTTGTATGCTCTGAGCGCCGTCTCGTCAGTCACTATATCGGCGTATTGGGCGGTCATATTCGACCATAGGCTTACTGCACGTCTCCACTCGCTGTTAGCGTCTGAACGTGTCCTGAGAGCTTCTGAAAGCCTGTCGCGCTTTCTTAAGACTTCATTCTCGTATTCGTACTTTGTTACGGAATTCGGAGACGAGAGGACAGTCTCGACAAGGGCTTTTTTTGCTTTTGCGGAAATTTTTCCGATGTCCTTGTAACCGTATCGGCTTACTTCTTCGCCTATTTCTTCATATATGGCAAAGGCAAGTTCTAACATCGTGTCCCGAAAATCGTTATCAAGGTTCTTGTAAAGCGTCGCGACGGTCTTTATAACGTGAAGCTCGTCGAATTTAGCAAGTCTTATTGAGGACTTAGCTTTTTCAAACCGCCGTATTGTCTTCTTCCGCAGTATTTCTATCGCTCTGTCCGTCGTTATGTACCGTTCTTGCATTCTCAAGCTCCTTTTCTAAGCTGTTTTCAAGCTCGGACTGTGCTTCTTCATACCACTCCATACCGCGCTGGTATGCATTCTCTACATCTGTAAACAAGCCGGAAATGTCGTAAGCGTCGCGCGGATGAACCTTTTCGTTGTTGAGCAGTTCGCAAAGAACCTGTGCTTTCGATTGAATGTCGGTGAGGTTTTCGCGGGTAAACTGAATCTTAACATCGTTCGGGTCAAGGTCGAGAACACCCTTGTCTTTGTAGATTTTGAGAATCAGCTTCAAAATCTCTCTTTCCGAACGCGCAAATAGCTTTTCAGTGTCGTTGGCTCTCGCGGAAGCGTCCTGCCACCCGTTGCGGAATCTCGTTCCCATGCCCGTGTCTGCCGCGGCTGAATCTCCGGCTCTTGTCGGCATACCCGTTATTTCGTCAATGTAGTCATACAGCGCGTCTATTTCCGTCTGAACGCCCGTCTGAGAGATTTCGGAGGATATGCGGTAAACCTTTGCTTCCGTTCCCTGACCGCTTCTGATGCAGATACACTGACCGCCCCTTGCAAGCTCCTTGTATGTGTTCTCGTCGATTTCGCAGTTTTGGAACACGTCATAGGCGTTCACAAAGTCAACAACATTGTCAACACGAGCGGATTCAAGAGTGTTTATCATGTTGATAGGCGAGAGAACCGTCTCAAACGCTCCTAAACGAGCTTCATTCAGCGGATATTCCACTATCGGAACGCGCCCGAAGTCGTAAGCAAGCCAGTCCGCAATATTGTTACCCTTTACGGTGTATCTTCCTTCCGGCACATAAACGTAGTAAATGAGGTTATCGTCCTCGTCGTACTGTTTCAGTACACCCGCGAGAGGTTTTCTGCCAATGCCCGAAGAGTAGATAACAAACGCTTCTCTCGGGTCAAGGGAATAAAGAGCTGCGGGACTGCCGTCTTTCTCGTTGTCGGGGTCGGGAAGAACCATCCTCGGTTCAACTCCGCAGATGTGCATCCAGTCGGAGCACTCTTTGTCCTTTGATTCTTTTCCCTCGGAAGTCATAAGAACGTTCAGATAAGCTACCTTGTCGGATATATCCTCTTTTCCGTTCGCCGCTACATACTGAATGGGAGAACTGAGGAAGAACGAGGATTTAAAAGTAACTATCTTGTTCGGAAGGTTGATAGTGACCTTGTTGTTGTTGTCGGGTCTTACGGTTTTGTCTTTATAGCGGATATCCATTATTCCGCGATAAACGTCATATAAGTAATTTATTTCCGCGACATTTGCGCTGTCGAAACCGAGCGAATCTTCAAGCACGGACACAACGTTGTCGCTGGTTATTTTTTGTTTGTTCGTTAGTATCTTTCGCCGACCATGAAGGCTATCACAAGTAGTAAGGCGAACAATATCATTTTCAAGCACGTGAAAAACCTCCGTGTAAACAAAAATAGGGACTACCCGTATGTTTTCCATACGAATAGCCCCTATCGGCTCTTACTGCAACCCGATTGTTACAGCGTTTTTATAGTGTATTTAGCTTTTCTCGAAGCGGTTATTTCAAGTATAGTGACCTCTTCGCGCGATTTCTTTATTTTAACGTCATTACCACGTTCTAAAATCTCGTTGATTATAATAAGCGCGTCTTCTTTGACGTACTTGAGACGGTGCGCGTGTTTCTCTTCTTCCATAGCCACCTCAATAAGGTCTTTGTATTACTCTTACGGTCTGCGTCTCAAATGATTGAATGAAGTCCGAAAGCATCGAGAATGCGTCGGGTACATCGTCATGCGCGTTTCTTCCCGCCATAGTATAACTGCAAAGCATGCCTATAGCGCGTTTATACTCTTTATTGTTCTTTATAACGCTGTTGTCCTTGAAAAGGAAATGCTCTTTGACAAATGGAGAATCAACTATAATTCGCGTAGCCTTGTTTGCTGTCGAATATTTTGTAGTGATTCTCGTTATGCCGCCACGAGATTTTACCTCTTTCTGAACCTTTTCCGCGATTTTTCCGCCCGCAGAGTTTGATTCAAAGCGGCTCAATTTGACTTTGTGCCGTAAAAGAACCTCAACAAGCCTTGTTTCAACTATTTCGGGATTACTGTTGTCGCAGATTATTTCTTCGATGTAGAAGTCATTGCCATACTGGTAAGCAATAGGCATTACACAGTAGTCCACTCCTTTGTCCTTTGTGTCACACACAGATATAACAGCGTCCGGCGAATCCGAGGGAAGTTCAAAATAACGTCTGAGTTCGTCCTCGTTGTAGAGAAGTCCCTCGCGCTCTATCGGCTGATTCATAAACAAAGCCCGCCACGAACAATCGTCGAGGTTGTTTTTCATGTCCTCGAAGTATTCCTTATCAAAGCCGACACCATAGCGGTAATTGAAATTGCTTTCGCCGTCTTCATCAACCGCAGGCATTACGAGAAACTGAGCTTTCGGAGAATCCGCGTACATTGTTTGCAGTCTCCCTATAGGGTCATGCACCGACCATCTTGTAGCAAGGTGCAATTCTTTGCAGTTTAGTTTCTTTCTCGACTTCAAATCGTTCGTGTAAGCCGTCCAGAGCTTGTCAAGTCGTTCAATACTCAATGCTTCCTCAATACCCGACACAAGGTCATCGGCGGTCAGAAGCTTTTCACAACGTGTAGCACCTGTAAGGGAAGCACCTATAGCACGGCAGGTCAAAGACGAAAACCGGTGTTTCTTGCCGAGGTCTATTGTCTGCTCCTTTGCGTTGGTTATAATCGTGCCTGCGGCAGGGTACACGTCGTGCCATAAATAATCAGGGTCTGACAGAATGCTGTTTACGCCGTCATATATTGAGTTAGTGAGCGTTCCCGAATGTCCCGAAGCAAGGGAACAGCTGTCGGGAAACGCGCCTATCATCATCGAATGCAGGAAGATTTCGAGAGTTGACTTTCCCGTTCCGGGCGGAAGAGAGATTGATAATATGTCAAGTTCTCCGTCCACAAGCTTTTGCATTGCGCGGCAGACAGGTTCAAGCTGCTTCCTTCGCGGAATCCAGAATCTTTTCTCGGGTTCTCGCTGAAGCTCTATATACTGCATATAGCTGTCGAGCCTTAGTCCCTGCGCTTCAAGCAAAAGCACCGCCTTAAAAAGAAAACTTGCGTCTTTCGATTTATTTTGTATAATTCGCTCGGTGCAATATCTCTTCAAAATCTCCGAATACCGCCACTTTTCAGCACAGCTATTCATCGAAGACAGCACCGAATACATAGCAGTATAATGTTTCATGTTCTCAGGTTCGGCTTTGATGTGAGAAAGAATATTTTCCGCTACGTCAAGATAACGCCTGTCAGTGTGTTCGCCCGCTATTATCTCCGCTTGCAGTGCTTCCATTCTCGTTCACCTCTTCCGTTCGCCTGAAATAATCACGAAATACAGGCTTTATCTTCTGATACCATCTATACTGTACCGTGTGAACAGCCGCAGAATCATCTATCACCATCCACAAATCAAGATTGCTTTTCCTCTTCCATCCGACCTCAAACGTTTTCGGGATAAAGTCGCATTGAGTGTATACCGTAACATTACACGGTTCTTTCAATGCTTTCAGCCCTTCGGCTATAGCAACCATTGTACACCGTATGGAATTCCATCCGGCAATTCTTCCGCTAATGTATTTCTCATGCTTGCCATACCTCAACAATGTTTGCCAATACCCAACTCCGCTATCTTCGATAAAACCTCCGAAAACGTATATATCGACATATCTCATACACACCTCGGAGGTCTTTTTTGTTTCTGCGCGAATTTTTCAAAAGACGCTTAAAACAACAACGGTTCTTTCATACACAATCGTTGAATACAAGGAGAACGAGCATACTATAAAAGATTTTATGAATAACAGAAACCTTGAAAAACACAGCATTTGCAGTTCTGAATCATACGGTGGTATTTCGGGTCTATCTTTCACTTTCGACCGATGCTGTTCTAAACGTCTTTTTATTTCTTGCGGATATTTGGGAGACTAACACGCGCCCCCCCACAACAGCCGTCAACCACCCAGTGTCGCATATCGGGCATCTCTTCCCCGAATTATACAAAATCTTCATTTTGCCTAATTGGATATGTGTTTGTCTGGGTGTGTCTGTACGCTCTCATAATGCTTTATACGCTTAACTAAGTCCTTCCCTGCCCTGTCATAAAATCGTGAATATATCGCTCTCGCGGCATTGTGGTGCGTCTCATGTGTCGCTCGTGTCCTTGCTGTCGTATATCTCTATAACATCATCAAGCTTTGGCGCGTCGATTTGCTCTGTGGGCGTCTGTGCGACCTCTAAGCGGGTATTGTTTGAAAAGCCTTGCGAACTGTTATTAAGTAAAAACATCGCGTATACGGGATTGAGCGAGCCGTCCGCGCCCTTTTGGACGGTGTTTGCGGCTATGAGCGTCTTCATTCTTTTTATAATTGTAGAATGACGCTGACCTATACGCGACTTAGTCCCCCACTCTATAAGTGTAACACGGTCAACCCCTAAAGCAACGGCGAGACTTGCCAGCGAGGGGAAAGCGTGGTACCGGCTGCACCATGCTATATAGTCATTGCAACGCTGCTCGACCTCGTCGGCGCTGTCCAAGTCAACAGCCGGCAACGTCATAAGCTCTTGTAGAGCGGTAAGCGTATCAGGGTTTACTTCGCTAAGCGGCGTTCGCGGGTCTGAACATCCGTTTAATTCACACTCCAAACGTTCTCGGGCTGCAATCGCTTTATTGTGATTGCTTGTCTTGCGTCCTTGCTTCTTCCGCTTCTTCGGTTGTTCTACAACTGTAAGTTCTTCCGCTGTCTCAAAGTCTGCTATATGCTTAACTTTCACTTCACTTTCTCCCTTCCGTTTAATTTATTATATAACTATATTATAACAATAATATTGTATATTAACACAATCCCATTTATTACTATAATATAATTATATTGGTAATAGTGATATATTAAGGCTGATTTCCTTCTTCTTTCCTTTTCTTCCTCTCCCCCCCTCCCCCGTGATTGATTATAGCACTAAACTATACGTTTGTCAAGTGTGGAACGGGAGTAAATTGTGTCTGAAATATTAACGGCAAAAAGAAAAGAGGCTTGCGCCCCTCTTGCTTAAATAAGCCCCTCCAATCGCTTTTTTATAGCCTCGTCAAAGTCTGATTTTTCCGGCTGCCTATCCGGCTTTAGGGCGTCCGCGACTTTCGCAAAGACTTCCCGCCGTGCTTCTTCTTTCGCTTTTTCTTCTACCTTTGTAAAATCCTCTATCCCTGCATAGTTGTCAACCGCTCT